CCGTCGGCGCCGCAGCCGTCCCCACATTGAGGGCCGTTACCTCGGTCGCGGTGATCAGGTTCTTCTGCGTTCCGCTGTCCCCTTCGGAATGGTCATCGTCGAAGTAATACTGACCATCGTAACACAACCCGCTCGCCGAGCCGGTCCCGTTGGTAATCAGCGTGCTGAGCAGCGAGGCCCAGTGACTCAGTGTCCTCTGCGCCAGCTCGGCAAGGCGGGCATTTATCTGCCCGGTCTTGTCCCTTCGTACCCACTTGGTAAGGATGTCAACGGACGCCTCGAAGTGCTTGTTGATGACAGTGATACCGTTCTCGCGGAACCCCTTGGCGTGCCTGCCGCCGAGCCACTCACGCATCGCCGGCACCTGCCCGAGCCACGCATACTCCTCAGAGCCCTGGTCCGACGGGAAGAGCGTCGAAATCCCGTCCATCCACGACAGCCCTGTCATCTGCTCCAGCCGGGCGAAGTACATCCCCATAATCGCCCGTGAACTAAGTTTGCCTGCTCCCATAGTTAAATCTCCTTATTGTCAAAAGTCCTGTTTGCCCTCTGACGGGCAATAAAAAACGGCCGGCAGAGAGGTAGGTCCCTACCGACCGTTTTCTGTGAGCCAGCCGACCGTCGCCGCCTGGCAGAACCCGCTTATTCACTTGTCAAAAACTTACGTCTCGCGAGCCCATGTGCCGCGACTCGCCAGCACCATCCAGCCGTCGGCGTTGGCGCCGATAAGGGTGACATAGTCGCCTCGCTGCGCCGTCGCCTTGGTATTGACGATGTCCTTGTTGTCGGCCCCCGTCAGGTCCATGCCCTCGATCATATCGTTGGCGTCCGGACTCACCGTAAGCGCAACCGTGCTGAAACCACCCGCGTTGACCAGAGTGATCAGAATGCCCACCTCGACCGCCGGCAGAGTAATCGTCTTGGCGTCCGTATCGACGTAGATGATCTTGCCGGAATCCAGTGCATCGACGGTGTAGTTATCGCTCTTCGTCTCCCGCAGAGTGTTCGGTCCGAACTCATCAACCTCGCCCGGCCGAAACTCCACTTCCATGTGCGTTGCACTGACGTACCGGCTTATCACGCCGACATAGCTGTTCGATACCGCGACAAACGTCACTACCGCATCATCGCTGGCATAGACGGGCTGCCCGACATCGGTAACCAGCCCGACCAGTGCGACCTTCTGCCGATACCTGCCGCTGAGCAGCTCGATATTCTTGGCACCTGCTGCGCCGCTGGCGTTATCCACCTTCTCGACACAGTGCCCGACGAAGACATCACCGGCCGTAAGCGGCCGACCGTAACCGGCGCCGTTGTCGCCGACCATAGCACCTTCGTAAACAATATCGGCCGCGATAATGCCGATATGATTGCGATCCCCAACCACCTGCGTCATCGGGGCATCCGCTGCTAATGTAGTCATAACTTATCTCCTTATTGTCAAAAGTTCTATTTTATCGTTCTTTCACCGGACCCGATGATGCGCCGGTCACTTCGCCTGTTTTGCCTTCCTGTCCACCTTCGCAAGTGCCGTCCCGGCCGCCGTCGCCCGTTTGGCATCGCCGCCGCCGGCAGCTCGCAGGATATAATTATCCAGCGCCTCGGCCGTATCCGGGTCTTTATACGGCAGCACAAACGGCAATCTCGGCGGGTCGCCCTTCTTCAAACGCCCCCAGTCACGCGCAGTGCCGGCCCCGAACGGGTCATCCACATCGATGAGAAATCCGGGAATAGACAGTGCCGCCGGCCTTGCCGTTACCGTCTCAATCGCAGCCGCCTTAATCTGCGCAATCAGCTCGGGATAGGCCTGCTCCAGCTCCTTGACGTCCTCAATCACATCTGCTGTTTCCCGTATCTCCGCCACCAGATCCGGATAGGCCTGTTCCAGCTCCTCGACGGTCTCAATCTCTTTTGCCTTCGCCATATCTGCACCTCAAAAAAATCATTTCACTCTTTTCGTTTCACAGCCCGCCAATCCGGACCGTCAACCGCGGGCCTGCCGCGTATCCACCCTGCCGGCGGCCTCGGCCCTCTTATAGGCCAGATACGTCTCAATGTCTTTGTACTCGCCCTGCAGGTCCTCGGACTTGTTGAACTCGGCCGTCCATTTTTCCTCGGGCGTTTCGGGACTCCCGTCGCCGCCCTTGCCCTCCTGCTGGTCTGCAAACTCGGTGACGGCCGGGTCAACCTTCTTCGCGGCCACCTGTTTTGCCAGCTCGGCCTTCTCCGTGGCGAGCTGCTGCCTGTCGGCCCTGAGCTTGTCGGCGTACGCCGCTATCGCCTCTTCGATACCGATGCCGCTCTTGAACTGCTCGATGCAGAAGGTCGGGTCTTCGGCGAACCGCTCGGCGAATTGTACGAACAGCTCGCGGGATTTGGCCTCGCCCTCGGCCCTGCCCTCTTCCCTGGCTGTTCTGACTATCTCGCCGTGAATTTCGGGATGGTCGGCGGCGAAGCCCTCGGCTGTCATTTCAACTGCTTTTGTCTCATCCATATTAAATTTCCTTTCCATAACACTGAATTTGACTGCGGCCTCACCGCCCTCGGCATAGGCCTTCGATTGCGTATTACTGTCGGCGCCGAGCGTGCACATGCTTATCTCATGGATCACCGACTTGCGAAAAACAGTACCAGGCCCTTTTAGCGGGTGCCCGTTGACCTCCGTCTGCTCACCGTCGGCTACCCGCTCTATCCTGCTCGGCTCGATAAAGACGCTGGCCTGCATCGGAAATCCCTCTTTGATGTCCCTGCGGATTCGCTGCGCAATGTCGTTCGACAAAAATCTGCCTTCGACAACGACCCTGTTGGTTATCTCCTGCTTCGTCGTATATCCGATGCGACTATCCCGCAGGTGCTCTTCGAGAACGGCCGTCACCTTCTTATTGAATTTCACACCTCCCAGGTCGAAGGCGACGTTGCCCCAGAAGAAGTGATTGGGTATCACCTGGCCGGAGTATGCGACTATGGTAAACCGCTCATCTTCATCGGGTTCTGCGAAGCCGAGAATCGGAGTCTGGTCGAACAGGCACGCCCTCAGCGGCGCTGTATCGAACTTCGGTTTTTCTTTCGCCATTTTATTGCTCTCCCGGAACTGGCTGTTTTGTTTTTTGCTGCTGTATATCGCCGAGCCCGGCCTCAGCGAGCAATTCGCTCTCATGGCCGAGTTGTTCGAGCACATCGGGAAATTCACTGCCCTGCCGTGCGCAGATGGCCGCCCGCGTAGTGGTGGCGTTCTTTATCTGCTGCTCATCGGCCTTCGCCTCTTTGAACGGGTCCACGTAAGGCCAGCGCCTGCACATCACTTCATGGCGGGCCCAGTCGTCCGGCGCCGGTTTCAGCTCGCCGGCCTCAATCAGCCGACTTATCTGCCACAGCCATACCCTCGAGGCAAACGGTGTCACCACATCGGCCTGCTCACCCTCCCACGTCTCCTGCGCCTTTTGATAGGCGATTCGGGCGTTCATAAACGTAGAGCCCGAAAAATCCAGTGTGATCAGCATGAGCGGTATGCACAGCGGGCGCCCGATGAAGGTGAGTATCCGCAGTGTAAACGGATCGAAGAGTTGTCCCGGGCGCACCTGTCCGATTCCGGACGCCATCTCGCCCGGCTCACCGTACATGATAGTGCCCGGCTCGACCTTCTCCAGCCGGTTGTCGTCCTTATCGTAGCCGCTCGAGCTTATTCCGCCGGTATAGGCCTCCGGAACATCCATCTCTTTCTTTGCAACGAAGACCGAAAAGCAGGCGTTGACCTTCGCCGCAACCAGCTCGGCGTCGATATACTCGGTGAGATAATCGAGGTACTTGAACGAAGAAGTAAGCGCCGGCTCTCCGCGTGAGAAGCTCACCCGCTCCGGGTTGAACAGGTGATGCACCTGGGCGGCCGGATACTTCTTCCACGAATCGGCCTGGATATAACCCCACCTGTTCGGCCTGCCTATGTAATATCCGATGAGTCGTTTGGTCTTTTTGCTGTAGGCGACTCCGTTTATGACCTCGAAGAACTCCGAATCAATCCCGGCGTGCGGCGTCCCTATCTGGTCACCCTCCACCGCCTGCAAACCATCCTCTGTAAAGATGATCGCCGCATCACCGTCCCTGCGATACGACAGGTACATCGTCCGCAGCAGTTTGGAAAATGAGAATCTGCCCGTCACATCGCAGGGCCGCTCCAGCATCGTCTCGGTCCACGCCCGCTCGGCCGCTATATTCCATTCGTTGTCACTGCTCCTGGCCTGAATCTTCGGACCCGGCCCGACCACACTATCACGCTCCGTTCGCAGCAGGCCAACGGCGATACCGTTGTTGCGACTCATATCGCGGGCAATCTCGCGGAGCTCGGC